ATTTCTATGGGAGGGATTGAATGGCAGACTATCACAACTATTGCTGGTATGTCTGGTAGCGGTAAAACTGCAGTATTAGGCCAACTTGAAACAGGATTGAAAGATCTTAATCAAGAGGATGATTTTGCAATACTATCATTTAACTTTGAGATGCTATCTTCACGGCTTATTGGTCGTAAACTTAGTAATAAGATGAAACTTACTACACAACAACTCTATAGTGCATCAGAAAGCTTCACGCTTAATGATAATTACTATATGAACGCTGTACAAGAAGCTCGCAAGTTAAATAAGTATGATATAAACTATGTAGATATACCAGGTAGTGTTAAAGCTTTAGAGGCAACTATATTAGCGTTCTCTAAAGAAAAGAACAAACCTGTTATAATCATGTTAGATCATACTCTACTTGTAAAGAAGGTGGGAGGAGCACAAGATAGAGATTTACTCTATGATTTGATGGCTATGTTTAACGGTTTAAAAAAGGTTATTAGAGTGGCATTCATTCTAATATCTCAAATGAACCGTAACATAGAGAATTCAGAGCGTATCCAAAATCCTGATTTACATTACCCTAAGAAACAAGATATTTTTGGCGCAGATGCATGTTATATGTACTCTGACATTGTTATCGTAACACACAGACCAGAAATGCTTGGGATTAGGGCGTACGGCCCAAAGAGATGGCCTACAGATAATGCTATATTTTGGCATTACTTGAAGGTTAGGGAGGGCGAGCCTTGCATTGCTTTAATGGAGAATGATTTGGCTCATAATCAAATATTAGATGCTAAACCACCAAGCTATTCAAGCAATGAAAATCAAGAAGTACGAGAAGAGAGTGTCGTCGATCCTCCTTCACAAGCCCAAGGCTAGAGATTGTGACTATGTTCTATATGGTTTTATTTTATTGGCTTACAATGTCAATATAAATACACTAAGCACTAAAGATTTCCTAAAAGGTTTACATAACAAAGAATACCCGTCTTTCGAGGGGGTAGGACGTTGTCGCCGTAAACTTCAAGAGAAACACAAAGAGCTTAGAGGAACTAAATGGGATGCGAGACACGCAGAAGAAGAAAAAGTAAAAACCGAAATTAATCTATTTTAAAATGGCACAAGAAGTATTAATAGTTGGCGCTAGTGGAACAGGGAAATCCACCTCAATCGAGAACTTAAACCCTGAGTCAACCTTCATTGTAAACGTAGCCCGTAAGGCACTACCGTTTAAAGGATGGAAGACTAAGTATCCTGTATTCAATAAAGAGAATCCTAAAGGTAATTTCTGTTCTACAGATGTACCCCACGAGATTCTTGGATGTTTGAATTACATTAATGAGAATCGTCTTGAAGTTAAGACAATTATTATTGATGATTATCAATACACAATGGCTAATGAGTATATGCGTAGAGCTAACGAAACTGGTTTTAAAAAGTTTACTGAGATTGCTCAGAACGCTTGGTCAGTTATCAATGCAGTTAAATCTATGCGTGATGATTTATTAGTTGTGTTTATGATGCACTCAGAAGTTACATATGATGCTCACGGTAATAAAGTTACCAAAGCTAAGACTATCGGTAAAATGATGGACAATGTAGTTACTCTAGAGGGTATGTTTACAATTGTATTGTATACAGACGTCACAAAGGGAGAGAACGGTATGGAGTACTCATTCATTACAGAAAATGATGGTGCTAATACAGGGAAAGCCCCTAAAGACATGTTTGGGTCTGTTAAAATTCCAAACGATTTAACATTGGTGGCGAATGCTATCGAAGCGTATCAATAAGTAATTAATTTTTAAAAGAGAGAAAAATGTACGGAACTAACGTAGAGAGTAACAGTACAGGTGGAGTAATGCCATCAGTAGGTATCGTAGAGAACTGCGAACTAGTAAGTGTATCCTTAAATATGGATAAAGGTGGACGTTTAGACTTTGAGTTTAAGCAACCAAATGGTGCAACAGTTAAACATGCAGAATTCCCTGCTAATCCAGATTTTGGAGATGTAGAGAAACAAGCTACAGATGTATCTCGTCGTGTTAAGCATATTGCTACTAAATGTATGACTGAGGCAGAATTTGTTATCGATAATGTAACAACGTTTGCAGAATATGGTAATAAAGTTATAAGCCTTTTCGGTCAGAAGTTTATGGGTAGAAAGTTTAGAATGTTATTTATTTACAAAGGTAAATATGTATCACTTCCTAAATTCCCTAACTTTATTGAAGGTATGGAAACTACTGCCGATAAAACTAACATCTATATTTCTGATTGGAATAAGAAGAAATTAGTTAAGCCTGAACCAGATGCTACTACTACAGCACCAGAAACAGTGATGGCTACTGGTGGTGCTGAAATGCCGTTCTAATGTACGGTAGTAAAGTAGTGGAACTAAGTGAAGATGAGATTCTAAGCAGGGTAACCTGTTTAGACATCTTTGCTTATTATATAGGTAAAGACTTTAAGTATGGAAGAGCTATGTGCTCTCCCCTACGTAAAGATAAATCTCCTTCTTTTACTATTTTCAGACATAACAGTGGTAAATTCTTCTTTAAAGACTTTAGTACAGGCGATACAGGCGATTGTTTTACATTCCTTACAAAAATGTTTGGACTTAAACGATTTAATACATATCGTCTTGTGGATAATGACTTTCAATTAGGAATTTCTACTAAATCTTTTAGTGCCCCTACTAAACAACATATAGGTGAGCACATAAAAGAGTTAGAAAATATAGAAGACTCTTCTACTACTATACAAATTAAAACACGTCCTTGGAACCCTAAGGAAGATAAAACTTTTTGGTCTAAATATGGAATATGTTGCAACATCCTTAATAAATTTCACGTCCAACCTGCAGAACATGTGTGGGTTAATGGTAATCTCATTGTTAGCTCTAATAGGTACAATCCTATTTACGCTTACAGTTTTGGAGAAGGAAAAGTGAAAATATATCAACCGTATAGCAAATTTAAATGGTTAAGTAATACTAATGTGTCTGACCTCCAAGGTTTGAGCCAACTGCCTGACAGCGGCGACACATTAGTTATTACTAAATCACTAAAAGATGTTATGTGTTTAGATATATGGGGAATACCTGCAATAGCTCCATCTTCAGAAAGTTGTGTCATTCCTGCAGATATTGTCAAAAATTTAAATGACAGATTTGCAAGAATTTACATATTATATGACTTTGATCGCACTGGAATATCTTTTGCTAATAAACATAGAAAATTGTATGGATTTATGCCGTTATTTTTTACTAACGGAAAATTTGATACCTTTGACTACAAATCAAAAGATTTTTCGGACTTTATAGCTCTTAATGGAGTTAGAAGTGCGGCTGAACTAATAGAATATGTATGCCAAGAGGAATATTTATCCCAGGAAACGTACCATCAAGTAAAAATGGTAGAAGATGGACAGGAAGATACTTTATAGTATCTAAACAAACTGCCCGATATTATAAAACAAGTAAAAGCTACTGGATTGAGAATAAGAAAGAATTCTTAAAATTATTGAAAGGCAGAGACTCGCAAAACAAAAAACCTTATAGAATATCATTTAAGTTTATACGTAAAAGTAAGCATAAGTTTGATTACATCAATCCTGCTCAAACTATACAAGATGAAATGGTAAAATATGGGTGGATTAGCGATGACAATGCTGATGAAATGATTCCAATATTTTTAGAATACGAGTACGATAAACATAACCCAGGAGTATACATTAACGTTTTGAAATCTTAAATATGCCTAAAAATAATATTAAATACCCTGAAGAGTTTAAAGAGAAATGTTTTAATCATCTCAGATTCTTTATGGATATTAGACTGCTCACATCTGCGATAGATCATGGGCATGATAATATTGTGCGCTATTACCTTGAACAAGCTTTAGAAGATCCTGAACTATATATTAGTAAAGAAATTCTAGATGATGGGTCTCGTAAAATAGCTAACGCTAAAATACATGCACATACAGTACGACAAGAGTTGTACAATGAATACATGGAATTATTAACCTTAACACTTGATAGAACTGATGTCAAAAGAACCGAATTATTACGCTAAAGAAGACATTTCTAATAGCGACTTAGGAGAACTTAAAGTATCTCCTAGAAGATTTGTAATGCGAAAGCAGCACGAAATGCAAACCAAGAGCGCAGCAATGGAGCTTGGAACCCTTATTCATAAATTTACACTTGAACCTGATGAATTCATTATGGCAGATGTTGAGCCTATTGGAGGAAAAATGGGAGAATACATTCAAGCTTACTTTGAATTAGGGAAATCTGGTACACCAGAAGAGCAAATACCTCAAATGGCGTATCAAATTTCAGGGTACAAGCCGTCTCATTCTAAACCTGAAACAATCCTTAAGAGTTTCCAAAAGAAAGCAGAGAATGTAGCTTTTTATGAATTTCTAAAGGCTGCAGATGGTAAAATTGCTCTTACAGCAAAAGATCGTCAAATTATAGAAGGATGTCTAACGTCTTTAAAAGGACACGTAGTTTCAAATAAACTATTGTATCAAAATGAAGATACTTCCCTTGCAGAAAAAGAAATTTATTTCAATATGCACGGAGTAGACTGTAAATCTAAATTAGATAGAATCACAGTTAATGAAGACAATAAAACTGTAACATTAGTTGATCTTAAAACTACAAGTAGTCAGATATATGGAGAGTGTAAACCACTTAAAACTAAAACTGGCATACTTCAAAGAGATTGGCATGTAACAGGATTTATGTATTCATGTTTACAGTATTCTTATTACAGACAACTTGCTTTTTACATTAATGCAGTTAAAGCTGAATACCCTGATTATAAGGTAATACCTTATATAGTAGCGGTGGACACAAAAGGCTCATACGATGTAGCAGTTTATCAGCTTCCTACAGACTGGTTAGATGAAGGAGATAAAGAGATTAAATCTTTATTAACTGAGTATAAACATTACAAGGAAACTAGTAATTGGAATGTTAAACAAGGTTTCGAAGAAGCTGTAACATATTAAGTTTTATTCGCTATGAAGAGAGATTACAAGGGAAGGAAAATGCGAAATAAAACATTTACATATATTTTACCTATGTTAAAAGAATATGTAACCGTAAAGAAAGAAAATTTAATTAACACTTACATTGGTAGTCAGGATAGGCCTGACGATGATAATCACATATTTTTATTGTATAAGTTTAGTGGAGATAAACAGTTTTTAGAATATGAAGACTATTTAACTACAACTAAACTTTATGTAGACTCCTACGATCCCGATAAGTATCATGTAATGTATATCTTTCGTATTCCTGAGGAATATCAAGATGTATATAATTTATTTAAAGAAGGTAAATACTCTGAGTTTCCTCAGAAGTATAAAATTGCTTTATTTGAATACCATGGTATTACAGACGCTAATCATAGAGTTGCTCAAGTTTTATTTAAACACCCTGATCTTAGAGAAGAGTGGGAAGATAAACTTAAAATCCCAATACCAGAAGACTCGGAAGTTTCTTCTGTACCAGATTTAGAGCTTGAAGTTTATTCAGATAAATATAAATATGTAGACCCAATCAGACCAATGGAAAACCCATTTGACTAAATGAAACTACATCAACACACAAACGTCGAAGAAGTAATTGGCGTACAGCAACAACACAAGTTCAAAATCACGGACGGATCACAGGCTATCATTATGGATAGCCTGATTAATTTATACTCGGATCCTATTGGTTCGATTGTCCGTGAGATCACTTCAAATTGTATCGATGCAAACCGAGAGCGAGACTTAAAATTAGCAGGTAAAATTCCTATGGAAACAGGGGATAACACTGCTTTTTGGTCTAAAAAGCAAACGGTTTGTATTGAATACATTGAGAAGAACACGATTCTAGGAGTAGATGAGTGTATTATGTTCCATGATTATGGATGTGGTCTTTCGCAAGATCGTGTACAAAATGTATTTACTACATTTGGTGCTTCGACTAAGAGAGACAACAACTTTGAGATTGGGGGTTTTGGCCTAGGTGCGAAATCACCTTTAGCCTATGCAGACACCTTCTATGTGTCTAGTAGATACAATGGTACTGAGACATATTATATGATATATCGTAACAACGATAATGTCCCACATATGGATCAAGTGTACCAGTGTGCTACAGACCAACAGAATGGTAGTACTATAATTGTTCCGATTAAAGATCGTTATGATGCACGTAATTTTAGAGAAGCTATTAACAATCAACTTGGCTTCTTTGAGAATCTTGTTTTTAAGAATGTAGAGGAATCTATAGGTAGTATAAATAATTACTACACAAGTAAGAACAAAGAATATAAAGTTGTAGAGGAGACAGATAAGTATGTCCTCACTAACGATGGTAAAAATCCTTTTCTTCTTGTAGGTAGAGTTGTGTATCCTATCAACTGGGACCTTCTTAAAAATGTAAATGACAGTGACTATCGTGCTAGTATAGGTATTAAGTTTGATATTGGCGTATTAGATCTTGTACCTTCTCGCGAGGAGATACGATACACACCAAAAACTGTCGGACTTATCGAGACATTGTTAAAAGATCTTACAAAGAAGTTTAAAGCTGATATTGCAAGCCAGTATCAAATGACGGACTATATTGAGTATATGTCTGCAATGGCTAATCTTGGGAATCACGGTAACGGCTGGCGTTCTATCACTAGTAATGACCCTAGAGCGATTAAAGCTAGTATATGCGACATGACTTACTATGATGTTCCATTTAAACTTAACCCTAATTTAGCTCCTGGTAAATTTAGTACCAATAGACAGTTTCATCAATTATTTGATGGGATTTCTGTGTACTTATGTACCATTGTATCTAATAGATCTGCTATTGGAGGGGAAACTTTATATCATAAGGAACTACAGGATTGGCAATCGTTCTTTGAGGCTATTGGGAAAGTAGAGCTACTATATTATGTAGAAGGTAACTTTAGTAAACCTAAGAGTTATACTATTCTAAATGACCCAGACACTACTTGCTTTATGGCATTTAAAGCTGATAAACTTAAGATAGGAGATAGAATAAACGACAAGTCTAATCTATCTGATTCTAGAAAACCTTATGAGAAAACAGCTACATTTAACACTGTAACTGGATTGCTAGGTAAATCTTCAATGCTTGCAAAGTATGCAGATATTGAAGAAACAGAGTTAGACAGTGAATTGTTTGGAGATGTAGTTGATAATAAAACTCGTCGTAAAGTTAACAAGCAAGTATTTGCTCGTAATGCTGAATT